TTTACAAGTATCTTACCACACCCAAGGACTATTCAATCATCTCTGAAGAGATTGAGTATGCGGTGGATCATGATATGAAGTATCAAATTGAAGATGACTTTTGGCTCGCGGAGAGTAAAGATTGGGAAGACGGCATTCTCGACGAATACTACGTGAACGCGACGGGTAAAAACTTCAGACATACCATGGTCCCCCAAAATGTAAAGTGGACCATCCTACGTGTGAGATACTATTTCAATGGCAAGCGATACACAGCCATTTCGAACGATTTAAACTTCAAACCAGGTGAGCGTGAAGACACTGCGATGCATTTCAGTATTCCACTCAGTAGTGCATGGATTGTTGATCAAGATGACAAACCTATGAGAAACATCACTGAAAAAGTAAAACGGTATTCCGGTCCTCGAAACAACTTCCACGGTCAGAAAGTTTCACTCGAACACTTTTTATACTATGATCGTGATGTACTCGAGGATCGTTTTCCCAAGATTATTCTGAAAAACACTTTGGGTATGAAAAAGGTACTTTCAACACTTAATGATTTTACTACGGATCTTCAGATACCTTAGTCGCGAGATAAAACCTGAGTTCACCCAAGTTGGCGACATTGTATTTTAGAATCAAAAACCGGTTTCCAGTTTCCTGTATAATTTGCACAGACGCACACATACTCGTCGCCTTTGTAAAGATATTCAGGTACTTCAAACTGTACAAACCGGTTATCTCCGGACTACCATCCAGGGTCTCGATCGAAGTCTCCTGATTGGCGAAATCACCTTGACAACTAAACTTAATCTCCTTGTCGACGCGCTTGATTTCAATTTCGGTTCCAATGTTTGACATATCTCGACACAGACGTTGGAAGTCTGCAGATGGGAGTGTAGTGACTGTAGACATTTGAACTTCGGGAACTTCGATTCGACTTTCATTGATGTCCAATAGTTTAAGTTGGAAAGTGGTACTTGACTTTTTGGATTCACTGTTGATTTCGATGTTCATGAACTCCTTCGACGTGATCTCAATTCTGAGTACATCATTATTCGTGATCGTCTTGAGAAGTTTGAATGTGTTAGAAATGTTTATACCAGCTATAATTTCTTCTTGATCACAGTGATACTCCTCGAAATTATCTGCGGAAAGAAACATGTCAACGAGTGAGGTACGTGCCGTATCCAACGTGACGATGTACATACCATTCGGTTTAAAATAGATGTTCACATCATTGAGAATATCTTTCAGGACCTCAAATGTTGACTTAAAAGCTGAGGCTTGAATTGTCACGAGTTTCATCTCTAATACCATTATTGCGTTACATCTTTAAATCTGTGTAAGCCACACCCTTGGACACGTCCCGATTAATCTTTTCTTCGAGCTCTTTTGTCATCGCTGGCTGGAGTGATTGTCCATAGTCGTCGAGTCGAAACATGTTTGAGTGATTATCCTTTCCGTCGAGGGTCGTCATCGAACAGCCCATACCACCGATGGATGAGTGTTCAACACTCTTCTTGGGGAGTAGAGAGTCGAGCCAATTCTTAATTTCATTACCCACGAGAATCTTACCATTCTTGGTGAGCATTGTAGGTACACGGTTAATCTTATTCCTGTAATTCACTGGTACACCTTGGGTGTTGATGTTGTGGTAATGTATAAGCTGTTTAAGCTGTTGGTGGGCATTGATATATTCGATGACATCCATGGAATGTTTGCACCGAGGACTGTATATCAGCAGAGACATCTAATATCTATTGGGTATTTTGTAAAAAAAAATTAACGCATAGTAGTAAAGATGAACTATTTACTTATATTCACTTTGGTCCTGGTAGTTCTCGTCCTGACGACTAACTATGAAAACTTCACCGAGACTTTCGGTCTCTCAGGCTACACCAAACCTGTGAAGTCGGTAAAGCTCAATGACCCCAGACCGGATCTCAGTGGCTACAAGGAGGTCGAAGCCAAGGCTGATAACGATTTGATGGAAGAGTTTGTACTCAAGGCGAACCAGGAAATCTCTAAGCGTACAGGACTCTGCACCTATATCATCGAGACCACGACGATGAAGCACTACAAGGGTTCTGAGAAGGATATTTACGAGTGTATGTTCATGGTGATGAAGAATGGTGGCTTTTCTTATGGTTTCTCTGTGGTGGCTTCCTATGAAGTTGAGAATGGTGAGATTCGTATCATCTCTCTTAGAACACAACCTGTCGGTATCCAGGCTCCCCAAGACATCAGCCCATTCACAGAGGGTTCTGAGGGTAAAGAGTTTGTCAAGTATGAGCTCGTGAAAGATACTGCCGTACCCAAGAGTGCTGAGTTGGATTCGGTAAAAAATAAATTACAGTAATTGTAATGTTGAGCATCAATGATGTTGTCAAAATTGATGACAAGCGAAAACAGATTCGTAAAGAGATTTATAGAAAAATATACGACCAATTCGCATCTAAGATTAAACAATCCGTGGAGCTTGGACATAAACAACTTTTCATGACGGTGCCATCATTTCTCATCGGATATCCAGCGTTCGATCGTTCAGCTGCGGCGAGATACGTGGCTAGACAATTTGCGTTGGGTGGGTTCACTGTACGACTCGTGAGTGACTACGATATATACGTAACCTGGTCTAGACCCAAAAAGAAAAAGGAAAAGGTTGAAGAAGATGAGGAAGGAGATTTTCCAAACCTCATGAATCTCAAGAAGATGGCGAACAAATACAGGCGAAGTGCGTAGGAAGTGATGATTTTAAAACCCTCTTTAATGATAAATGGACAATTTGAGTATTATGGTCGAGGCTAAGAAGGAGTACCTTGGACAGCTCTACCTCATTATGTGTCCACCTATGATTGAAGTGTTTGAGGAAATGTATAATGAGGCTGTGAAGACTTCCAAGGGTAAGCAGGTTCTTATCATGTTTCAAAAGATTCTGAAGGAGGTGCCCAATTGGTCGAACGCGATGTCTAAGAGACACAGTGATAATATCACTAGCCGATGCTCGTGGTTTGGTGATCTTCTAGCCGCTGTGTTTGTCGCTTGTACGAAGATTCTCTCTTCGGTTCGTCTCAAGGCGGATAACAAGAAGATTTCTCTCAAGCTTCCCACCGAAGAGGTTTTCATTCAGACTTGTTACAACAACATCGCGAAGGACCTTTACAAAGATCCTTACATTTTCCACGAGGAGCAGAGTGAATATATCCGCGACGAGAATCTCACTGCGCGTTTTTGTGTGTGCATTGAGAGTACTGTGAAGGAACTCATTCCAGTTCAACAGATTCTTCAGACGTATATGTCTCAGGATAACCGTGACATCTCTCTCGATGGAGAGATTCAAGATGGTATCGACCCCGATGTGTATGAAGGTAATGAGCCCATGCCCGAGCCCGAGCCCGAGCCCGAGCCCGAGCCAGAGTCCATGCCTGAACCTGAACCTGAGCCAGAGTCTATGCCCGAACCCGAGCCCACGCCAGAAGTTGGTGCGGAACCTGTACCCACTGGTTTAGAGAATGAGTTTAAGACCGTTCCAGGTGTGCAAGCCCCTGAACCAGTTGAAGAAATTGAGGAGCAGACTCAGGGTGAGGATGATGTACTTTTCGGAGATGCACCAGAGCAGCGTACAAAAAATCCTAGGTATAATTAAATGGAGATCTCCGATTATCTGCGCGATCCGATGAGTGCTGCCCTAATCGCGGGTGGTATCACCGCGGGTTACATTCATCTCAAAGCGTATCTGAATAATGAGGGAAAGCTTGAATTGAACAAGTACACTAAACCAGCGGCTCTCAATGCGATTTTGGTGTTTTTTATCGTCTCAGGTGGTATAGGTAAACGTGAGACTATTTCTAACGAGCCTTTCTAACTTAAAGATTACGGAATTAAATTAAGAAAATGGCGTCTGTCACTGCTTTCAATGATATGATGGGTCAATTTCTTGTGGAATTGCACAAGACTTTTCCAGAGGAAAAGGGCATCAAAAAGATGATGACTTCTTTTGATATGTTGAAGACGACTAATCCACGTCTCGTTGTGGATGCTTTTATGAAGGGTGTTTCTCCCTACGCGGAAAAGATTTCGTCTAAAGATGACACGTTTCTTCTCAATGAGATTGAGACGATTGACTTCCTTAAGGATCTCAACATCAAGTCGTATTGGGAGCGCATGTCTCCCAATACTAAGTCTGCCACTTGGCAGTACCTCCAAACTCTCTACATGCTCGGCACCACGATCACGTCCATCCCCGACGACACTCTCCAGATGATCGAGAGCATCGCCAAGCAATGTGCCGACAAGATGGAGAATGAGGGAGGTGAGCTCGATCAGGATGCTCTCATGAAGATGATGGGCAGCATGCTAGGCGGTCTACCCAAAAAATAAACCTCTACATATACTAAATGAAGGCTTGGTTCGATGATCCTCAGCAGCTCACCCGAACCGAACAGGTTACTCAATTCTGGCCGACTTCTGAGCAAACCCCAGAAGATCGGGTAAATGCAGCTTCTCGTTTTGTCATTTACGTCAGCTGCATTCTTTATCTGACCCGTCGCGATCCACGTATTTTTGTTTTAGGTGCTACGGTTATTGGTGTGATTTATGTCTTGTACAAGGCTAAGATGGTGAAAGAGACGTATGGTACGGGTGTGAAGGGTGCTAAGTGTCAGATGCCCACTGAGGACAATCCTATGGGTAACGTTTTGATCACCGACTTCACGGATGCTCCTAACCGTTTAGAGGCTTGCTATTACCCCAGTGTGAAGCCTTTCGTAAACAGCTATATCAGTGATCGTATCCCGTATGATTCTGGGAGGTCCCGCACTTCCCATCCCAAGTATCTCCGAAACGTCGCTGAGCGTCAGTTTGTTTCGAATCCAGTGACTAAGATTCCAGGAGACCAGACGGCTTTCGCGGAGTGGTTGTATGGTCCCAAGAACGGTCCTATGTGTAAGAGTGATACCCGCTTTTGCGATCCCAATGCACGCGGTGTGCAGTTGGAGGCTTTCGGAGGTCTTGATATGAGTGGAGATAAGCGATCTGGTATGTTTGGTAGATAATATTCTTATGTAATAATAAATGGCGTATCAGCTTCAACCTGGTCTCTTCATAGTTCAAAACAAGGGGGCGGTTCCACCTGTCAAGGCGACTGATGAAGTATTTGTCTATCCTCAGCCCAGCACCCTCAACTGTGGTAGCTGCCGCCCCAACACCATGTTGTACGGCACTGCCCCTTACAAGGCTGGTAAGGGTTCCCCAGCTCAGTACATTGACACGAGTGATGAACTTCGTCCCCAATCCACTTCCCGTTTCAACAAGAATATCGTTCAGACGTATGAGCGTAACCTGTTCCCCTTGACCAACATGGAGTGCAAGGTTCCCCTTCGCACCCTTCGTTACGAACCAGCGAGCACTCGAGCCGAGCTCCAGAATGGTCTTTTTCAGCAAAGATATGTTAATAAAAATATCGGTAACAAGTAAGAATGGCTGATCCCATTTCACTTATGGCTGTAGCCGGTCTCGTATACGCTGGACGCAACTTAAGTACTAAATCAGCTCCACCTAAGGTTGATAACCCTGAGCCCGTATTAAAGAATCCTGAGATTGTCGAAACTAATAACTTCGAGCCAGTTGTGGAAGTTTCTCGTAAGAGGGAGATGGAGAGTTTTGCCGACATTTCCAGACAACAGAGGAGTGGTGGTCAGGAAATTCTGAATATGCGAAACCGTATGTATGATCAGGGTCGAATGAATAACCTCTCTCCCATCGAGAAGCAGTTGGTCGGTCCAGGTCTTGGAGTGAATGCCAACGTTCCCGCAGTCGGCGGTTTCCAACAGATGTTCCGAGTCAATCCAGTGAATGTCGGTGCTTACAGGCTGACCACTCTTCCAGGGCGCACTGGTCCAGCTA